AAACACCCCCTTCCTGGGCTGGTAGCCTCACCCCAATTATACCGGCCCGGGGAGGGAAATGGAAGGAGAGCAGCATGGCAAACGTACAGGAATTACAGACCGCGATCGGCGAGATGCTGGTAGCACGCCGGAACGCGGCCTACAGGAAGAAGGACGCGGGCGACCCCCGCAACCCCTTCCAGGCAAAGATCGGGCTGGAGAGGGAGTTCTACGAAGCCTCCCAGAGCGTGCGGACTTACGACCTCATTCTCAAATTACTTGAGAACGAAACCAAGCGCGAGGCTCTGAAACGTATGAGACCCGCGCGGGTCAAGATCACCAAGGCAGTCGATAGGATGGTGGACATCTACGTCGGAGCCGGATTGATCGCCCTGGCGACCCTCGGGTTCGCGGCGGCGTTCGTACTGCTCCGGCTCCCGCTCCCCGCCGTACAGGCGGCGGCGTTCATCGGCGTCGCGCTGGCCCTGGCCTACGCGGTGGCCCGGAAGTAAATCTAAGAACGAAAGCAGAGAAAGGAGGACAGCGATGAGAGGCCCAAACAAGAAGCTCACGCCCTTCGGCAAGCTGGTCGTCAAGGCTCTCGCAGACCAGGACATGACAAAGGCGGAGCTCGCCGCCGAAGTGGGCGTAGCACCCCAGTATTTGAGCTATATCCTTAACGGCACCCGCTCGGGCGGGAAGTACCTCCCGGCGATCGTCGCGGCCCTCGAGCTCGACCCGAGGAAGGTCGAAAAGGCGATCGCGGCATAACCCCAACAGAAGGGAGGGACAGAGGTGCCGGACGTATTCATCACCATCGAAGAGGCAGCAGCCTTCGAGGGCATCAAGTACAACACACTCATCCAGAGGATGAAGCGCAACCCCAAGCAATACAAAACGCAGACCCAGGCCCGGGAGGGCGGAGGCAAAGATCAAGTCTTGATCTCCGTCGCCTCCCTGACCACGAAGGCGCGGAAAGCATACCGGGCCGCGCAGAAGGTAGACGGGAGGGATGTCATCATAGACCGCAGAGCAGCAGAGGCGACGCCCTGGTATGTGGACGCCGACCTCAACCACTACATCGAGAGCAACAAGAAGAGGTTCTACGAGGCGGTCGAGCTGGCCGCACGGGTTCAGGACTTCATCGACTACGACGGCCCCGACCGCACGGCCTACGCCGAGCGGTTCGCCCTGGGCCTGGGCGTGAGCCCGCAGACCCTTTACCGCTACACCCAGAACGTCCTCGAGGCGAACGCCTGGGCCCTCAAGCTGGAGAAAGAGGACGGACAGAACCGGGACTACTTCCGAGCCCTGGCCTTGTGCCGGAAGCCGAAGGAGACGGGAACCTTCCCGAGCCTGACGCCGGAGCAGAAGGCCCTCATCGAGAACATCTGGTTCGACCGCCGCTTCGCCGCTAACCTGGGCACGATCGAGATGCTCTACGAGCGGTTCGAGGAAGAAGCAGAGCGGCGCGGATGGGAGAGTTACCCCTCCATTAAGACCGTCGCCCGCTACATCAAGTACCTCATGGACACCCCGGGCGCGGAGTCGGCCCGCTACCTCGCCGCCAACGGGACGAGGGAGTGGAAAAACAAGAAGATGGTTAAGGCCCGCCGCGACGCAACGAGCCTCGAGGTCATGGAGTACGTCGTGGGCGACGAGCACACATTCGACTTCTGGGTACAGTGGACAGCACCGAACGGCAAGGTCAAGGCTGTCCGCCCGAAGCTGGTCGCCTGGATGGACATGAAGAGCCGCTGCATCATCGGCGACGTGGCGTGTGTGGACGCCAACTCCCAGACCTTGAAGGAGTCGCTGGTCAAGATGATCTACAGCAACCCGGGCGGCGTCCCCCACATCCTGCACGTCGACAACGGCAAGGACTACACCGCGAAGACGATGACAGGACAGAACCGCAAGGATCGGAAGATCGACTTCTCCTTCGACGCCGAGACGGTGGGCTTCTACCAAAGCATCGGCATCGAGGACGTGGGCCGGTCGCTCCCCTACCAGCCCTGGGACAAGCCGATCGAGCGGTTCTTCAAAACCGTGTGCGACAAGTTCTCCCGCTGGTTCGAGTCCTACACCGGCACCCTGACGGGCTCCAAGACCTACGCCAAACGGCAGAAGGACGTCGACAAGATGCTGGAGCGCGGCGAGCTGCTGACGATGGAGGAGTTCTTCGAGGTCTGGACGACCTGGAAGGAAACCAAGTATCACACGCGGGTACACCGTGGCCTCAAGGACGCGGGCGAGAAGTGGGTCACGCCGATCGAGATGTTCGAGAACGGCCCCCGCTACGAGAAGGCCGCACCGCCCAGGGAATACGCGGCGATGCTGCTCATGAAGGCGGACACGGCCCGGGTCTACAACTACGGCATCAACAAGTTCGGAACGGTCTACTCTGACAGCGAGCTCGGCAAGTACATCGGTCAGAAGGTCGGCATCAAGTGGGACATCGACGATGTCACCAAGCTCTACGTTTTCGACCAGCAGGGCCGGAAAATCTGCGAGGCAGTCTCGCCGGAGCTGCTGGCCTTCGGCCCGCATTGTTCCCAGGCGGCACTCGAAAAGCATCTCCGCGATCAGAAGCGGCAGGAGCGCGAGGTGCGTGAGTTCCTGGAGGATATGACCAGACCCTACGAGCTCCGCACCGGCGAGGGCGGAAGAGCTTCCGAGGCGGTCGGCATGATCGACCTGACCATCAAGGCCGAGAGAAGCCCGAAGCTGGTCTTCCTCCCGAACGACAAGGAGTTCCGGGCGGAGGCCGCAGCGGCAACCAAGAAGAAGAAAACCAATGCCGGGGACGAGTTCCTCGCATCGAAGGCAGGAGACGCCCTCGCACGTCTGAGGGCCATGAACGAATAACAGGAGGTACAACATGGAAGTCACAGCAGCAGAGCGCAGCATCACCTACACCGAGGCTCAGAGCCTCGCCCAGAAGATCAACAACTACATCCTAACCAACCGCAGCAGCATCGCCAACGTGGCGAAGTCGATCGGCTACAGCCGAACGACGGTCTCCCGCTACCTCGCGGGCAAGTACGACAGCGACCCGACCGACCTGGAGAACAAACTGGCCGAGTTCCTGGCCCATGAGACGGGCGAGGCCGTCGAGGTCTCCGTACCGGCGCAGGAGCCGGGAGCAAAGACCGGGCAGACGCCGGTCTTCTATGAGAGCCGGGACGCGAAGGCAGTCCTCGGCGTGTGCCAGAGCTGTCAGGAGTACATCGGGCTCGGCATCGTGGTCGCCCGAAGCGGCTACGGAAAGACCTACGCCCTCCGGCAGTACGCGAAGCTCCCCCGCGTCGCCTACATCGAGTGCGACGACACCATGAGCAGCCGCGACCTCGTGGAAGCGATCGAGCGGAGCCTGGGCCTCCCAAGCGGCTACGGCACCATCTGGCGCAGGGTCAACGGTATCCGGGAGTTCTTCAACACGAACCGGGGCTACCTCCTCATCATCGACGAGGCGGACAAGCTGGTCTCCAAGTACACCCAGAAGAAGATGGAGATACTCCGGGCAATCTTCGACCAGAGCGACGTCGGCCTTGTGATCGCTGGCGAGCCGAAGCTGGAGGCCCAGATCAAGACCTACCTCGTCCGCATGGCGAACCGCGTGGACTTCTACGCCTCGCTCCGGGGGCTGACCCCGTCCGAGGTTGAGGGCTACCTGGAGGGCTTCGAGATCGAGCCGGACGCCCTGCTGGAGCTCAAGGCCCGGGCGTGCAATATGCAGACCGGCTGCTTCCGCCTCCTCGACCGCACGCTCTCCAACGTTAAGCGCATCCTCGCCGACCGTGGCGAGGAGGTCGTTACCTTGAAGATCATCGAGCAAGCGTCCTCGATGATGATGCTCTGAGGGGAGGCGCGGACAATGAAAATGAGAGAACAGCGGCTCATCGGTGCCGCGCTGGTGATTATGTCCGGCATCTTGATCGCGTTGGCTTGCAGCGGAACAACCCCGGAAGACCGGGATGTGACTGCCGTCCTGCTGACCCTCCCTCTGGGGCTTTACATGATTTTCGCAGACTCCTATGTCCCCCGCAGGGGCAGAGTCCACCATAACAAACGCACGAAAGGAGCTTAACCAATGGCAAGAAAAAGAGTGATCGAGGCCCCGAGCCTCAAGTCCTGGGAGGACGTGAACGACGCCCTCCGTCAGATCGCCGAGGCGCAGATCGCGGTCGGCGACATCGAGAGCGATATGCAGAAGCAGATCATCGGAGCCCAGAAGGTCGCCGAGGAACAGTGCAAGCCCTACAAGGACAGCATCGCCCGCCTGGAGCGCGAGATCAAGACCTTCGTCACCGATCACCGCGACGAGATGGGCAAGGCGAAGTCGATGACCCTCACCTTCGGAGAGGTCGGCTTCCGGCTCTCCACCTCCGTCTCCCTCCCCCGCGCGAAGGAGAAGCTGGAGGAGATCATCCGCCGTCTCAAGTCCCGGCAGATGACCGACTGCATCGTGGTCGAGGAGAAGATCAGCAAGGAGGCCCTCAAGAAGTACGGGGAGGACACGGTCAACGCTGTCGGGGCCACCTGGAAGCAGGGCGATGTCTTCGGATACGAGGTCAACATCGCCAAACTGGAGCAGATCAAGGCGGGCAGCTAAGAAAGGGGGCCCAGGAATGGCAGCAGCAAGAACAGGGCGAAAGCAGCCCTCCATCCGAACGCTCTGGGCGATCGCGAAGTCGCCGGAGCTCATGCTCACGGACGAAGACCTTCACGCCGTCGTGTACCGGGAAACCGGGAAGGAGTCCATGAAGAAGCTCTCCCAGGGAGAGATCAACACCGTCGCCCGCGTCCTCCAGAACATGAAGGACGGGACGAAGCGGGACATCCGCAGCAAGCGCACCGACGAAGGGGGCGACCCCCGCACCGTCTCGCAGCGGCGCAAAATCTACGCCCTCTGCGAAGAGCTCGGGTGGAACGACGACCCCAGGCGCATCCAGGGTTTCATCAAGCGCGTCGCCCACGTTGACCGCATCGAATGGCTCGACAACGCCAAGTGCGAGAAGGTCATCGAGGGGCTCAAGGCAATCCTCGCGCGGCAGAAGCAGAAGGAGGCCCGGAATGAATAGGCCGACCGCAGCGAGCGACGAGGCCGTCCTGGGGGCTCTCGAAGGCATCGTTCGGATGCAGCGCGGCATACGGAGCAGCGACATCGACGTTTGCATCGAGACCGGGCTCGTCTTCCTTCGCATCAACTACCAGAGCCTCCCGGGTAACATCGCCCGCCGCCTCACCGAAATCGACCCCCGCGCCGTGGAGGAAATCCCAGCCGCGACGGATAAGGGAGGGAGCCGGGAGAAGCAGCGGGCACTCGCCGCCAAACTGGCGAGCGACGCCGCCTTTGCCCAGGCTATCCGGGCGGCGAACGTGTACCGCGAGAAGACCGGCCACGGCCCACTCGGGCCCGATGGCTGGCCGGAAGACCAGGGAGGTGAAGAATAATGCCCCAGAAGAAAAAACGGCTCACACAGCGCGAGAAGGACAGGAGAGCGGCAATCAAGAAGCAGCTCCAGGAAGAAGGCTTCCTTCCTCCAAACAAGCCCAGGTTGAACCGCAAGAAGTTCGCCCGGGAGGTCTGGGATGAGTTTAATGCGATGGACACATTCACGGGCGACTTCTATCTTCGCAGAGCGATAGCGGCCACCGTAGGGCCGGATATGTACGAGGTAACGCCGGAACAGGTCGGCGTCCTCAAGCTCCTCAAGCTCGCGGTGGAGACGGAGAAGTTTATGAAGGCCCTCGAGGCAGAGGGCCGGGACAAGTACACAATCGGGGAATACCACGAGAAGGTCTACGCCCCGGTCATGAATTTATAACAGGAGGTTCACATCATGGCAGCAGCCAACAAGAAAACCAATGCCGCCCAGGCGGTCAACACCACACCGGCCCAGGAGCCGGAGATCAACGAAGTAGACGGGGAGCCCATCTTCCACGCTGACGAGGAGGAGGGTGACGGCGATGAGTAAGATCAAGATTTGTCTCGACGCCGGACACGTCGGCAGCAAGTACAATCAGAGCCCGGTCGTGAAGACCTACTACGAGAGCGCGATGAACTGGAAGCTGCACCTCAAGCTCAAGGCTGAGCTGGAGGCCCGGGGCTTTGAGGTCATTACCACCCGGGCGGACATCGACACCGACCTCGGCGTCTATGAGCGCGGCGCGGCATCGAAGGGGTGCAACGTATTCATCTCCATCCATTCCAACGCTTGCAGCACCGAGAGCGTGGACTACCCTGTAGTCTACCGGGCCTACGACAATTTGAACGACGTCGACGCCCTCGCGCTCCAGATTGCAAAGAAGATCGGCGAGATCATGGGAACCAATCAGGCGGGGCGCACGGCGACCAGGAAGAACAGCGCGGGCGGCGAATACTACGGCGTCCTCCGTGGGGCCCGGGCCGTTGGCACCCCGTTCTATATGCTCATTGAGCACAGCTTCCACACCAACACCGCCGCGACGAAGTGGCTCTCGGTGGACGCCAACCTGGACAAGCTGGCGGTCGCCGAGGCGGAGCTGCTGGCGGAATACTTCGGCGTCAATGACACGCCCAAGACCGAGATCATGGGCGAGGCCCATGCCACGGCACAGCAGATGGCCCTCTTTTGCAGGAGCAAGAACGCGGAGCCCAAGCTGACGAGCTGCACCCTGGAGCAGCTCGCGGAAATCTTCCTGGAGGAAGGCAAGGCCGAGGGCGTTCGCGGAGACGTCGCCTTCGCCCAGAGCCTCCACGAGACCGGCTACTTCAAGTTCGGCGGCATCGTCCTCCCGAGTCAAAACAACTACGCGGGCATCGGAGCTCTGAACGGGAACGCCACGGGACAGGCCGCTACCTTCCCTGACCCCCGCACCGGCGTCCGCGCTCAAATCCAGCACCTCAAAGCATACGCATCCACCGAGCCCCTGGTCAACACTTGCGTCGACCCCCGCTTCTCTCTTGTGACTCGCGGCTCTGCTCCCTATGTGGAGTGGCTCGGCGCGGCGGATAACCCCAACGGAAAGGGGTGGGCCGTCCCTGGCAGCGGGTACGGCGCGAACGTGGTCAAGCTCCTCAGTCAGATCATGGCCCAGGAAGCCCCTGAGGGCCCCTCTCCGGCCCCGGAGCCCGACCCACTGGCAAATTACCCGGACTGGCAGCGGAACGGCCTGACGGCCCTTGTGAAAGCCGGAGTCATCAATTCCCCGGACTACTGGGCCAACAAGTTCGGCGAGGCAATCAAGGTCGGAGAGATCATCGGCATCCTGGGCAAGATGATGGAGCAGCCGACCGAGTAAAAGAAAGGAGGGCGGGACATGGACAATCTCTCGAAAGAGCTGACGATCGACATGATAACAGATGGAGACAACAGGACGATCGCGGAGGCAATCGGAGTCGAAAACTTCTACAAGCTCTGCGAGGTCGTAGGCGGTGCCACCATCTACCTCCCGAAGCCGGAGAGCGTCCTCAGACCCGTCCGCGACGCCCACATCAAGGCCGAGTTCAACGGCTACAATCACCCGGAGCTCGCCCGAAAATACAACGTCACCGAGCGTTGGGTACGGCAGCTTTGCGGAGACGGAAAGCTCGAAGGGCAGCTTGAGCTCTTCGACATCCTAACCGGCACGGACGGGCCGGGAGACACAACTTAATAAAAGCTATCTCTTAGAAGTGCTACATATAGAGGCTTCCGAGAGGATGGTTTACCCTAAGAGTACAAGCGTAGCTTGTACTCTTATTTTTTACCCAAAAGGAGGACGCAACACATGGACATGAACATCATCCAGAGCGCGGCGACCGAGGTGCTGGTGAACCTCTCCCTCGCCGTCATCTCCCTCGCGGGAGCCTACGCGGTCTACTACATCCGCCTCGGGGCCTCGAAGCTGAAAGCGCAGACGGCCCAGATCGAGGACGAGTCGGCCCGCAAAGTGCTCGACAACGCCCTTGCGGACGTCGAGAACCTTGCGACCAAGTCGGTCGGCGCGATGGAGCAGACCACGGCAAAAGCCCTCCGCGACGCGGTCAAGAGCGGGGCCGCGAACCGCGAGGACTTGCTTGCCCTGGGCAAACAGGTCTTCAACGAGGTCAAGGCAGCGATCGCGCCGGAGGCCCAGAAGGTCATCACCGACAACCTGGGCAGCTTCGACGACTACCTGACGAAGTGCATCGAGGACGCCGTCCTGAAGGTGAAGCAGAGCGACCCGTTCATCACGCTCCCCGAGGGCGTGCTGCTTGAGGGCAACACCGTCACCGAGGAGGCTGCTCCTTCTTCCAAAGAGTAAGGAGGGGCGCACATGGACGTCGCACAGATCACCACCGTCATCGGCGCAGCGGCTTCCCTCCTTTGCACCCTCGTCGTCGGTGCTCTGACGTTCTTCATCAAGAAGACGCTCGCGACGCTGGAGGAGGCAGACAAGAGGAACGCCGCCCAGATCGCGGAGGCAAAGAAAGAGGCCGCTGAGAAGATCGCGAAGGTAGAAGAGAAGCTCAACGACCTCAAAGCAGACCTCCCGCTGGTGTACGTCACCCGGGAGGACTACATCCGGGTCATGAACCGGGTCGAGGATAAGCTCGACCAAATTCTCTACGGCAAAGGAAAAGGAAAGGAGGAATAACAGCTCATGGCAATCATGGACGAGCTGACGGAACAGGAAGTCAGCAAGAATAAAGCTATCCGGGGCTACATCATCCGGGCCCTGGCGAAAGGCAACCAGAACACGCTCCTCGTCCGGCAGATCACGAACGCCCTCGTCGCCGATGGCTTGATCTACTCCCCCGACATCTCGAAGCACATTGAGTATCTGGAGGAGGCGGGCTACATCGTTTTCACCAGCCGGACGGCGAACGCATACAACGCCTACCGAAAGGACGCCGTCATCAAGCTCACGCGGAAGGGTGTCGACCTTCTGGAGAGCACGATTGACGACCCCGGCGTCGATGTCTAAGAACGAGCGACGCCGGACACGGGTGAGCTCGACGATCGACAAGCTCCCGGATGACATTAAGGGGCAACTCGACGTCAAGCTATCCGACACCACCAACACCTACGAGGAGCTCTCTGCATGGCTCAAAAGCGAAGGGTACGAGATCAGCAAGTCGGCGATCGGTCGGTATGCTATCCGAACCACCCAAGCCGCGCAGCGCGTCGCCGAGACCATCCAGAGGACTCAGGCAATCGCCCAGGCCGTTGAAGCGCACCCCGACCTCGACTACACGAAGGCGGCGTCAATGGTGCTCATGGACGGTCTCATGCAGCGGGTCAGCACCGCCGAGGACGACTTCCAGGAAATGCCCCTCGACAAAGCGGGGCGGCTCATCGCCTCCCTGGCCCGGAACGCGACTTATGAGAAGCGTGTCCGAGCAGACCTCAAGAAAAAGGCGGAGCTCGCCTTCGATCAGATGGAGGCCGAGCTCATGGCGGCGATCAAGCAGCACCCGGAGCTCGCGGGAGAGCTGCATGACGTACTTGCGCGGGCGAGAGAGAAGGTGCTGACCGATGGCGAAGATTGACATCAATGAATACCTCGAACGGCTCGAGGAGCCGGAAGACCGCGAAGTGGTCGCAAACCGTGACTACCAACGGCAACTTTTTCTCGATTATGTTGTCCGAGGTGACAACTTCCCCGAACGTCGGGCGCAGCTCCTCCAGGACTTCAAGGACGGGAAAGAGCTGACCGGGCCGAAGGGGCTGCGCCGGAAGCTCGGGGCATTTGATCTTGAATACTTCGGGCGGGCCTATCTCGCGCACTACTTCGTCCGGCCTTCCCCGGCGTTCCACGGGGAGCTCGACAAGATATGGCGCGAGGGCGTCATGAAGGGCCTCGACCCCGGGGAGTCTGCAAAAGAGATCTCCCGGGCCGATGGATGTCACCGGGCAATCGAGGCACCCCGTGGTCACGCAAAGAGCACGACCTTCACCTTTAAGGACTCCATCCACGCCTCTGTCTACGCCTACAAGCATTACATCCTCATCCTGTCGGACAGTTCCGAACAGGCGGAAGGGTTCCTCGCGGACATCAAGACGGAACTCGAAGAGAACACCGTCCTCAAGGAAGACTTCGGAGAGCTGGAGGGAAAGGTCTGGAAGTCCTCGGTCGTCCTGCTCTCCAACGGTGTCAAGATCGAGGCAATCGGCTCCGGCAAGAAAATCCGTGGTCGACGTCACAAACAATGGAGACCCGACCTCATCGTCTGCGACGACCTGGAAAACGACGAGAACGTTAACACCCCGGAGCAGAGAAAGAAGCTCCGCGACTGGTTCTATAAGGCGGTCTCGAAGGCGGGCGACACCTACACCGACATCGTCTACATCGGGACGCTGCTGCACTTCGACGCGCTGCTTGCCAATGTGGCGAAGAACCCAAGCTACAAGTCGGTCAGGTATCAGGGCGTCATTAGCTTCGCCACCAACGGCGAGCTCTGGGACGCCTGGGAAGCGATCTTCACCGATCTCACCAACGAGAACCGGCAGGAGGAGGCCCTGGAGTTCTACGAGGCCAACAAGGACGAGATGCTGGAAGGCACCTCCGTCTTGTGGGAGGAGAAGCTCTCGTACTACGACCTCATGGTCATCCGCGTCTCAGAAGGCGAGGCGTCGTTCAACAGCGAAATCCAGAACGACCCAATCGACCCGGAAAACTGCACCTTCCAAGAGGAGTGGTTTGACTTCTGGGATGACGACGGGAAGCAGCCCCCGGACTTCTCCGACCCGAAGTTCCTGTTCATCGGGGCGAACGACCCCTCACTGGGCAAGAACAAGAAGTCGGACACCAGCTCCATCTTCGCTCTGGCGAAGGATACGTCCACCGGCTACATCTACGTCATCATCGCGGACATCGCGAAGCGAAAGCCCGACCAGATCATCGAGGACGCCCTGGAGGCAAGCCGCCGCCTCAAGCGAGAGTACAAGCGGCCCTACTACCAGTTCGGCGTCGAGACGGTTCAGTTTCAATACTACTTCGCCGAGATCATGCGTCAGAAGTCCGCAGCAGTCGGCGAATACCTCCCCATTGTGGAGATCAACAGCACACAGAACAAAGACGCTCGCATCCAGTCCTTGCAGCCATTCATCAAGAACGGCTACGTCAAGTTCAGCCGGAAGCACAAGACCCTCTTGAAGCAGATGACCGAGTACCCGATGGGCAAGAACGACGACGGCCCGGACGGCCTCCAGATGGCGGTCAAGCTGGCCCTCGATGTCAAAGTCGGGCGGAAGGTCGAATACAAGAGCGTCATCGCCCGCGCCCTGGACTTCAAGCGCGGAGCCTATTAAGGAGGTGGGGCATATCACCATCAAAGAGAACACCATCATCCACGACGACAGCCTCACCGTGCTCCGACAGATGGAGGCGGAGAGCATCGACGCGATCATCACAGACCCGCCCTATGGCATCAACTACGTCTCCCAGACCGGGGCCCGGATTAAGAACGACAAGTCGCCCTTCATCTGGTTCCTGTATGACGCCTACAGGGTTCTGAAACCCGGAGGAGCCATTCTCTGCTTTACCAGATGGGACGTCGAGCAGACCTTCATCGACGCGATCAAGCTGGCGGGCTTCCAGGTGAAAAGTGAAGTTATCTGGGACAAGGTTCATCACGGAATGGGAGACACGAAGGCGGCGTTTGCACCATCCCACGAGAACATCGTCTTCGCAATCAAGGGGAAGTATAGCTTCCCTGGACACAGGCCGAAAGACCTCGTTACCTTCAGCAAGCTCGGGAGTGCCCAGATGATACACCCAACAGAGAAGCCGGTGGGACTCATCGCGAACCTCATCACGTCCGTCACGAAGCCGGGAGACCTCATTCTTGACCCATTCGCCGGGAGCGGCTCCACTCTGGTCGCGGCAAAGAAGACCGGGCGGAGGTTCATCGGCGTCGAGCTGGATGACGAGTATTTTGAGAAAGCGCACCGGCGCATCGAGGAGGCGGTTGAATGAGTAAGAAGCAAAAGCGGCAGAAGCAGCCGCAGCAGAACACCGCGCCGCTCCGCCGCCCCGATACAAACGAGATCGCCGTCGCCCAGGTGACGGACAAGTACAGCGAGTACCCGAGCAACGGGCTCACGCCGGTCAAGCTGGCGGAAATTTTCAAGGAGGCCGACGCGGGAGACGTTCTCCGGCAGATGGAGCTATTCGAGGAGATGGAGGAGAAAGACCCCCACCTGTTCAGCCAGCTCCAGACCAGAAAGAACGCCGTCACGGGGCTCGACTTCGAGATCATCCCGTTCAGCGATGACCCGAGAGACAAGGAGATCGCCGACTTCATCGAAGAGCAGATCAACGGCATCGAGAGCCTTGAGGACGTCGAGACCGACCTCCTGGACGCGATCGGAAAGGGCTTCGCCGTCTCCGAAATCATGTGGGGCTACGACGAGGGACACGTCGTTGTCAGGGAGATCAAGTCCAGGCATCAAAAGCGGTTCTTCTGGGATAGCCTGGATGACTCCTTCAAGGTACGCACCAAGGACGCACCCGAGGGCATCCTGCTCCCCACGAACAAATTCATCGTCCACAGGTACAAGGCCCGCAGCGGACACACATCCCGGGCGGGCATCCTCCGGGTCGTTGCCTGGATGTACCTATTCAAAAACTACGATCTCAAGGACTGGGTCAGCTTTGCCGAGGTCTACGGCCTACCGCTTCGCCTGGGCAAGTATGCGCCCGGGGCGAGCGAGGCGGACAAGGTCGCCCTCATGCAAGCCCTTATCCAGATCGGCGCGGACGCGGCGGGCATTATCCCGGACGGCACATCGATCGACTTCATCACCACGGAGAAGACGTCAAGCTCTGACCTGTACGAACGCCTCGCCCGATATTGCGACGAGCAAATCTCCAAGGCAATCCTCGGGCAGACGCTCACCTCTGACTCTGGCGGCGGAAGCTACGCCCAGAGCAAGACGCACAACGACGTCCGGCACGACTTGACCGTCGCTGACTGCAAGTCCCTTGCATCCACGCTCCGACGCGATCTCATCCGTCCCTTGTGCATCTTCAACTTCGGAGAAGACAAGCGCGTGCCGCATATCCGCTTTGACTGCGAGGAGTCGGAAGACCTTACCCAGACGGCGACCATCATCGGCACACTCGTCAACGAGGTCGGCCTCCGGGTTCCGACGAGCTTCATCTACAAGAAGTTCTCCATCCCGGAGCCGGAAGCTGACGAGGAAGTCGCTGCACCCAGGTCGACAAGTGCGGGATTGACCGGGCTCCCATTCAAAAAGGAGCCAAACCCGGCGCAGATCGCGCTCAAGGCCGAAGGTGATGGCGGCATCGGAACACAGCAGCACATCGACAAGCTCGCATCCGCAGCCGTGCGGCACGGGGCCGGTAGCTTCAAGCGTGCCTTCGGCCCTGTTCTCAAGATAATTGAGAAAGTGGAAAGCCTTGAGGAGCTCCGCGACATGATGGAGGACGACAAGGCCGTTGCCGAGCTTTATGCCGCGATGGATGTCTCCGAGGTGGAAGAGCTGCTGCAAAAGGTCATGCTCTACGCAGACCTCGAGGGGCGGGTGCTGGAGAATGGCTGACATCGACGAGATTTTCACGCGGAAAGACATGACCTTCGAGGAGGCCGTCAGCTACTTCAAGGAGCGCGTCCCGGTAACAGCTGCGAAGTTCTACGCAATCGCCGAGGAGTACCGGGGGCTCGCCTTCACGGTCAGCGGCTACACCAAGGCCCAGATGCTCAAGCGGTTCTATGATGAGCTTCTTGCAGCCCTGGAGGAAGGAAACACCCTCTCGGAGTTCCGGGCGAACATGAACGAGTTCCTCGAAGCCGAAGGCTATGAAGGGCTCGACCCGCTGCAAGCCGACAACATCTTCCGCACCAACATCCAAACGGCATATAACGTAGGGCACTACGAGCAAATGACAGACCCGGACGTCATGCAGCTCCGCCCGTACTGGATGTACGACGCCGTCAACGACTCCCACACGCGCCCGAGTCACCTTGCGATGGACGGGAAGGTATTCCCGGCAGACAGCCCTATATGGGACACATGGTTTCCTCCGAACGGCTTCCGCTGCCGCTGCACCGTGAGGACGCTCTCAAAGCGTCAGGTGGAGCAGCGGGGCTTGAAGGTTGAGACGTCCTTCCCGGCAGTTGCTCCCGACCCCCACTTCTCCTCCAACCCCGCAAAGGTACGCTTCGAGCCCGACATGAAAGACTATCCCGAGCCGCTGGTGAAGGCGTACCAGAACAGGGAAAAGGAGCGGATGGGCGTGTAAGCCGCTGAGAGGCCCACAGAGGGCCGCAGAGCGGCGGGCGACCGCAGGGGGGCGGGAGCCCGGAAGAAGCGAAATAGGGGCGTTTGCACGCGTGCTAACGGCCTTAGAGCAAGGCTCGGGAAGAAACCGAAGGAGGACACAGCAAAAATGAATGAGTTTTTCATCCTCAAGGGCAGCAACGTGGAGCTTGAGGGGGCCCCGGAGACAATCTCCGTCCTCCCCCTGGGACACGTCGTCAGCTCGAAGGGGGAGTTCGATGTTGACGAGGAGAGCTACAAAGCGATGAAGGCGCAGATCGCCAAACGTGGCGTCGATCTCGTTGTCGACTACGAACACCAGACGCTCAAGGGGGTCGAAGCCCCCGCTGCCGGATGGGTCAAGGAGCTCAAACTGGAGGACGGACAGATCAAGGCCGTCGTCGAGTGGACGCCCAGAGGGGCGCAGTACCTCCAGAACAAGGAGTACCGCTACCTCTCCCCCGTGGTCAATGTCCGCAAATCAGACAACAAGGCGACGGGGCTTCACTCTCTGGCTCTGACAAATACCCCCGCGATCGAAGGAATGACCGCAATCGTTAATTCTGAAACTTTTGAAGGAGGACAAAACAACATGGAAATCATCAAGAAGCTCGCTGAGCTGCTGGGCCTGGGCGAAGACGCCAACGAGGAGCAGGTCATGGAGGCTCTCAAGGCGTGCGTCGCCGAGAACAAAGCTCTCAAGGAGGGGCAGCAGCCCCCCGCCGCCGACGAAAACGTCGTCGCAAACAAGGCTGTGTGTGAGCTGCTGGGACTCAAGGCCGGAGCAGCCACGGATGACGTCACGGCGAAGATCATGGAGCTCAAAGGCGGCACCATCGACGGCGTCAATGTGCTGGAGGAGCTCAAGGCTCTCAAGCAGCAGAACGCGCAGCGCGACGCCGACGAGGCTGTCACCCTGGCTCTCAAGGCCGGAAAGATCACTCCGGCACAGAAGGAGTGGGCCAGGAGCTACGCTCTGAGTGACCCGAAGGGTTTCGGCTCCTTTGTGGAGAAGGCTCCCCAGGTCGTTCCCATGAGCGAGATCGCCGGTGGCGACAATCTCCCTCTCAAGGGCGACCAGATCGACAACGCGACGATGCTCGTCTGCAAGCAGCTCGGCATCAGTGCCGAAGACGTCAAGAAGTACGGAATGAAGGAGGACTAACATCATGGCAGCTCTGACCAAAGAAAGGGACACCACCGAGATCATGCAGGACGCGAAGTTCCTGTATCTGCCCGTCAAGGGCGGCACCACCATCTACCAGGGGGCTCTCGTCGCCCTGGACGCCAACGGCTACGCAATCCCCGGCAAGAAAGCGACTGGCCTGACCGCAGCGGGCCGCGCGGAGGAGACCGTCGAGAATAAGGGGGCAGATGGCGAGGCGTTCATCCACGTCGCTCGCGGCGTGTTCTTCTTTAACAATACCGCCACCACCTCGAACAAGATCGGCGCGGCCCACGTCCTCAAGCCTTGCTACATCGAGGACGATCAGACCGTCACCGCTCTTGCGACCGGGGCTTCCGCCGCTGGTCTGGTCGTTCGCGTAGACGAGGACGGCGTCGCCGTTGAAATCGGTCGCGGCGTCACCGTGACCAGCGCGTCCTAACACCAACAAACAAAAGGAGGATAACACATCATGATTATCAATCCCCAGAACCTCAGAGGCATCTACGTCTCTTTCAACACTCTGTTCAATCAGGCGTTCTCTGAGCAGAAGCCGACCTATGAGAAGGTCGCGACCGTTGTCCCTTCCACCAGTGACAGCGAAACCTATGCGTGGCTCGGCGACATCCCCGGGATGAGGGAGTGGATCGGCGACCGCGAAATCCAGAACCTCACCGGCTCTGACTACACCATCAAGAACAAGGACTTCGAGCTGACCGTCGGCGTCGACCGCAATGCGATCGAGGACGACAAGATCGGCCTGTATAAGCCCTCTATCCAGATGCTCGGCGCGTCCGCTGCTTCCCATCCCGACGAGCTGGTCTACGCGCTGCTGGCCTCCGGCTTCGAGGCGAAGTGCTACGACGGCAAGGCGTTCTTCGCTACCGACCATGAGGTCGGCAAGAACGCGGTGAGCAACAAGATCACCAGCAAGCTCTCCCTGGAGTCCTATGTCACCGCCCGCGCGATGATGAGAGGCTACAAGAACAGCAAGGGCCGCTCCCTGGCCCTGGTTCCCAATCTGCTGGTCGTTCCGCCCGCTCTGGAGGCCAAGGCCCGGGAAATCCTGGTCGCCGAGTTCATCAACGGCACCAAGAACACCATGCAGGGCACCGCAGAGCTCCACGTCGAGCCCCGACTCACCAGCGACGCGGCGTGGTTCCTTCTGGACACCAGCCGCCCCATCAAGCCCCTCATCTACCAGCAGCGCAAGAAGGCGAAGTTCGTCTCCAAGACTGCCGAGACCGATGACAACGTCTTCATGAGCAAGAAGTTCATCTATGGCGCGGACAGCCGTGGCAACGCTGGCTTCGGCTTCTGGCAGATGGCGGTCGGCTCTGACGGCTCCGAGGTCTAAACCTCCCGCTTTTGACAGAAGGGAGGGGACGGCGTGAGCTACAGCACGAGAGTCGAAGTCCGTAGCATGGTAAAGGATGACGCCCTCAACGCGATCATCGGGGACACCTTCATCGAAGACCCCGCAGAACGTGAGGAGCTGGTCGCCCCGATCATTGACGAGGCGATCGCGGACGCTGACGGTGAGATCGACGGCTACCTTGCCAAGAGGTACGCCGTGCCAATCTCACCGGCCCCCAAGATCATCAACAAATGCTCGAAGGACATCGCAGTCTATAACCTGTTCTCTCGCATCGGCATCGACGAGAGCACAGATCAGAAGACCTATCTCAACCGCTACAATCAGGCGATCAAGTTCCTCACGCTTGTCGCGGAGGGAAAGGTCTCACTCGGGGCCGAGACCGATGACCCGACCACCGCAGCGGCGACCGGGTTCTCGGTGAAATCGAACCCCCGGATTTTCAGCCGGGACAAAATGAGGGGGATGTGAGCCATGTATAGCATCCGACTCGAAGGGGACACCCAGGCGATGCTCCGAAAAATAAGGAGTTTCTCGGAGATCGACAAGAAGAGCATCAACGCAGCTCTCGCCGAAGGTGTCCGGGAGTCCACCCTGGAACGCTTCAAAAAGAGCAGAGACCCGAGCGGCAAGCGGTGGAAGACATCCATAAGGGCGGAGACCGAGGGCGGGAAAACGCTCATCCAGTCCGCGCAGCTCCGCAACTCCATCAAATCGAAGTCGGACGCTACAGGCTTTGCGGTCGGCACCAACGTCAAGCACGCGGCGACGCACCAGTTCGGCGAACCGGGCCGCACAATCCGGGCTCGCAGAAAGAAAGCCCTCCGCTTCCAGGTGGGAGGCAAGTGGGTTTCTAAGAAGCAAGTCCGCATCCGCATCCCCGCCCGTCCCTTCCTCGGCCTCTCCGACGACGATATGCAGGAGATCAAAGCAACGGTCGAGGACTTCATCGGAAAGGAGAATTAACCCGTGCTCTACGGACAAAGCAAACAATACCTTCTTGATAAGCTCGTGGCGGCAGGGTTAAAGTCCAAGCCGTACACAACCCAGAAATCTCTCGAAAAGAGTCAGGAGTCCCACATAGGAGCGGTGCTTTTCGAGTCAGAGGCCCTATCCAGAAACGGCTCCAAAACCTACTACATTGACCAAGAGGGAGCGCAGAAGAAGAGGAGAAAGGTCTTTGAACGGAAGCTCACGTTCACGGTGGTCATCGGGGACTATACCGACGACGCGGTCGAGACCATCTTCGAGAAGTTTCTCGCGAGCCTTGACCGGGGCATCTATGTCGACGGCAACTTCGTCCAGATCGATGTCGAGGGAGCGGACTGGGTCGACAAAGACGACTCCATTCTCAAAGCCCAGGTTGCCGTCCAGGCGACGGTCTCGTTTGACGGTGGCCTTTATAGGGACACGGGCTTCGCGCCGCTCACCGGCGTCGAGGTCGTGTCCGTTGAAAAGAACAACGGAAAGGAGCCTTGATAATGGCAACCAAAACCAAACAGCCGGAGCTCTTGACGATCGGAGAGCTCTGCAAGAAGCACAATATCAAGCGGGCCGTCTTCGCTGGCGCGTGTGTCGCGAGCGGATGGAAGCCCGGAAGAGTGATGTCTGACGAGGAGTTCCTCGCTGGCATCGAGAGGTTCACCAGGGGGCCCGCGAGCGGCCCCAGGAGCAAGGAAAGTGAGGCGAACGAGTAAATGCTCAGAGATGTTAAACACAACGTCAGCGACGGCCTTCTGGACTTCGCGACGCCCACAGGCGACGGCCTCCACATCAAAGTCGGCGTCTCCCCCGTCGTTTCCGACACCCCGATCATCGTGACCGGGGATATGGACGCGGCGATGATTAAGAAACGCCTCGGCATGTCTCCCCTGGCCGACGCCGTCATGGACTCCGTCCAGTTCGGTGCGAGCCGTGTCTACTGCCTCCCTGTTACCGCCACGACGGCGGGAACCATCGGAGAGGTCACAAGAGTGGGAGATGGCGGCGGCAGCATGACCGCAACCGGCTCCCCGACGAACGCCTTCTCGGTGATCGTGAAGATCACCGCACAGGGCGGACTCAACACCGCTGCCTTCATCGTTTCCATCGACGGCGGCTTCTCCTACAGCGACGAGATCACCGTGCCCATGACCGGCTCTTATGAGCTCTCCGGGACTGGGATGACGCTCAAGTTCGTCGAGGCCACACAGGCCGACCAGAAGCCGAGCTCCTTCCTGGTGAACGATACCTACTCCTTCCAGACCACCGCCCCTGTCGCCACCAACGGCGACATCCTGGATGCCCTCCAGAAGATCACCAAGTTCAACCAGGAGGTCGAGGGTGTCCATATTGTCGGCGCAAGTGCGCTGGCTCTCTGGCAGGCGGTCAGCGAGTTCAGGAAAGAGCTTTTCGAGGTCTATCACAAGCCCATGTTCTTCGTGTTTGAGCCTGAGTTCCCCGAGGAGGGCGAGAACGGAGACCTCCACGACTGGGCCTTCCAGATGGAAGCCGACCGTAAGAAGATCAAGGACACGGACATCCAGGTGTGCGCGGCATGGGGCCGCCTTGTGAAACTGGATGGCACCACGCAGAACGTCAATCTCGCGGGCGTGGCCCTCGGTCGCTATGCGATGACATCCGTGCAGAAGTCCATCGGCCAGACCCGCCCCGAGGCTGGCATGGGCATCCCGAAGACGAAGCTGCTTGAGCTGCTCCCGGCAGGGTATGACAACAGCATCATCGAGCTGCTGGACGTGGCGGGCTATATGACCTTCCGCGAATATGACGGCCTGGATGACTTCTTCGTCTACCACACGAAGATGATGAGCCCGGACGGCAGCGACTTCCGCTACATGGAAGATGTCCGCGTGAAGAACAAGATCATCCGCGAGACCCGCAAGGAGGCCCTGCTGCTCAAGAACGATGACATCGACCTGGAGGACATCCAGGGCGAGCTCGAAACCAGGGCGAAGTTCATCAGCGCGCCCCTTGACCGCATGGTCGACGATAAGGAGATCAGCTCCTATGAGACGACCGTTGTCGAGGGACAGGAGGAGACCTTCCTCGAAGATGAAACCATGCGTATCAAAATCCGCTATCTGTCCCGTGGCTATATCCGCGAGGTCGAGATTGACCTGGGACGCGCGGCTCTGGCGGAAAGTTAATGGAAGGAGGAAAAGACCATGCTCAAAGTAAACGGGAAAGCCTACGACTGGGCTGACGTTGACGTCAAGTTCCCGGGTCTTGTGCTCCAGCTCCAGGAGATCAGCTATGATGACGAGCAGGAGAAGGAGGAGACCTACGGCAAGGGCTCTATGCCGCGCGGCTACGGCACCGGCAACTATAAGGCGTCTGGCAAAATCTCCATGCTCCGCGACGACTATGACGATCTCCTGGACTACTGCAAGTCCAAGGGACTCGCGTTCTACAAGCTGGAAATTCCGTCGATCGTTGTTTCCTACGCCAACGATGGCGGGCGGACGAGAATTGATGAGCTCAAGAAAGTCCATTTCTCGAAGCGCAGCAACAAGGCGTCCCAGGGCGACAAGAGCCTGACCGTCGACATCGACCTCATGATCGTCGGCGGCATCATCCAGGACGGCGTCAAGCCGGTCTAAGCGTTATCTCAAAATAATTGATAGGAGGAAGTCACACTATGGAAAGCAAGGAAAACATCGTGACCCAGGCAAGCTCCGACGAGCAGCTCAAGGAGAAGTACGGCGGCAAGCTCTACCGCGTCGGCATGACCGTCCCCGTGGACGACGAGAACGAGATGGAGTACGTCTACCGCTTCAAGCGTCCCAGTGTGCCCAGCTACGACCGCTACATCAAGAGCGCGTCCCAGTCCGGCATCACGAAGGCGAGCAAGGTGTTCATGCTGGACGCCGTGATTGATGAGGACAGGGATAAGCTCACGAAGGACATGGAGGAGAACCCGGGCATCGCTATCACCATCGGCAACAAGCTCACGGAGATCCTCGGCCTGACCAACACGGCAAATTTGAAGAAGCTCTAAGAGAGAAGGTCGCGGGGGTTCGGGAAAGCATCGTAGAGGCCGGACTTCTGGAAATCTACCGCTACGTCCCCCCGCCTCTCTTAGAGGCATTTGACCCCGAAGCGATCGACGACATCGACGAGTTCCTTGACTGGGTGGCGAAGGCTCGCTACATCCAGGAGCTTGAGGAGGGCATAGTCACCCGGGCAATCGTGAAAGCGTTCCCTGAGTGACGGCCCTGTCGCCGGTCGCTTTTGAACACAGCTCGCCTCCAGAAAAAATAGGAGGTGAACGAAAGGCATGAGTTTAGAGTCCGTTTTCAAACTGTCGCTCATTATGAACATGATCGACAATCTCTCGGGGCCGATGGCTGGTGTCGCGTCCAAGGTGGGCGCGAATGTGTCCAAGCTGGACGCGGTCAGCGAGGGCCTCGGGAACATGGCAAAGACCGGGGCTGTCATGCAGGAGATGGGAAGCCAGATCACCGGGGCTGTCCTGGCACCTGTAGAGGCGACCTTCGAGACGCGCCGAGCCCTGGGCGAGCTTGCCTCTCTGGGTGTGCAAGACTTGGGCGTGGTGGAGGATGCTGCCCGCAACTTCTCCGACCAGTGGGCCGGTACAACGAAGTCGGACTTCAT